TTAAGATGGTTATCAGTTAAGGGTGGGGGTGTCGGTGGACATTGGTCAGATGTTCGTTCAGTATCAGATATCGCTCCAGGCCCTATTCCCTTTCTACACACAGTTGACGCTGACATGACTGCATACCGACAAGGGAAGACTAGAAAGGGGTCATACGCCGCCTATATGGATGTCTCACACCCTGATATTCTAGAGTTTTTGACAGTTCGTATACCAACAGGTGATGTAGGTAGAAAGTGTCTTAATATGCACCATGCTGTCAATATAAGCGATGAATTTATGACAGCAGTTGAGGATGATGAAGAATGGAATTTGTTAGACCCAAATGATGACACAGTTAGAGAAACACACAGTGCTAGAAAAATATGGGAAACTATTTTAGAAACTAGATTTAGAACTGGTGAACCTTATTTAAATTTTATTGATACTGCAAATCGTTATCTACCAAAATCAATGAAACGAAAAGGACTAAAAATACATGGGTCAAATTTGTGTAATGAAATACATCTTCCAACAAGTGATGATAGAACAGCAGTTTGTTGTTTATCATCTTTAAATTTAGAATTGTACGATGAATGGAAAGACACAGATGTTGTAAAAGATTTAATTACATTTCTAGATAATGTATTACAATTTTTCATAGACCATGCACCAGATTATATTAGTCGTGCAAGATATTCTGCAACACAAGAAAGGTCATTAGGATTAGGTGCTATGGGTTTACATTCTTTATATCAAAAACATAGAATGCCATTTGAATCACTAAAAGCAAGAACACTTAATGAAGAAGTATTTAAAAAAATAAAAGATGACGCTTTAGAACAAACAAGAAGACTTGCAAAACAAAAAGGTGAGTGTCCAGACATGAAAGGAACAGGAAAAAGAAATGCACACTTACTTGCTATCGCTCCAAATGCAAACAGTTCTATGATTACAGGTTGTTCACCATCCATTGAACCACATAAAGCAAATGCATATACACACAGAACGAGAGCAGGGTCACATTTAATTAAAAACAAATATTTAAGAGAAGAATTAAAAAAGATAAATATGGATACACCAGAGGTATGGACATCAATAATTACTAATGGTGGGTCGGTTCAACATTTAGATTTTATAAATGATAGTATTAAAGAAGTTTTTAAAACTGCAATAGAAATAAATCAAAGAGAGATAATAACACAAGGTGGTCAAAGACAACGATATCTATGTCAAGGTCAATCACTAAATATATTTTTTCCAGCAGGTGCTTCTAAAAAATACTTACATGATGTACACATGCAAGCATGGAAAGATGAATGCAAAGGATTATATTATTTAAGAACAGAAACATCTCATAGAGCTGAGAATGTTGCTGAAAAAGTTAAATTAAATAAATTAAAAGATTACTCAGAAGATTCACAGTCACAAGAGGATTGTGAAGCTTGTCAAGGTTAGGAGATTTCAATGGAAGTACAAGTATATACCAAAACAGATTGCCCATTTTGTGTTCAAACGAAACAATGGTTTAAAGAATTCAACATAGATATCATAGAACATAATCTAGATAACGAAGAAGAAAGATTATCGTTTTTCCAAAGAATAAATCACAGTCAAGAACAATTAGGAATTAAACTTCCACAAATTAATACAGTTCCACAAATTTTTATAGATGGTAATCGCATTGGTGGATACGCTGAACTACTTAAAAAACAAGAAACAATTTTAAAAGGTAGAGGAGGTTCTCTTACCAAACTATCTGAAACTTATAAACCATTTTACTATCCATTCGCTGTTGACCTAACAATTAAACATGAGAAGGCACATTGGATTGAGGATGAAGTTGATTTATCAGAAGATGTTACAGATTGGAAGATGAATAAAATAACACAAGTAGAAAAAGATTACATCACAAACATACTCAGATTATTTACTCAATCAGATGTGGCAGTTGGTCAAAATTATTATGACCAGTTTATACCTAAATTTAAAAACAACGAAGTTAGAAATATGTTAGGTTCTTTTGCAAACAGAGAGGGTGTACATCAAAGAGCGTATGCATTATTAAATGACACACTTGGATTACCAGACAGTGAGTATCATGCATTTTTAGAATACAAAGAAATGGCAAACAAGATTGAATACATGCAAAAGTCAGATAACTCTACACACAGAGGACTTGCACTTGCACTCGCAAAATCTGTATTCAATGAGGGTGTTGCTTTATTTGCCTCATTTGTTATGTTACTTAACTTTCAAAGATTTGGTAAGATGAAAGGAATGGGTAAAGTTGTTGAGTGGTCTATTCGTGATGAATCCATGCATGTAGAAGGCAACTCTAATTTATTTAAATCATTTTGTGCCGAACATCCTAAACTTGTAGATGATGGTTTTAAAAAAGAAATATATGTTATGGCAACAGAGATAGTAAAATTAGAAGATAAATTTATTGACTTAGCATATAGTCTAGGTGATATCGAGGGATTATCTGCTGATGATGTTAAACAATATATTAGATATATAACAGACAGAAGATTATTACAATTAGGATTAAAGACTACATTTAAAGTAAAAGAAAATCCACTATCATGGTTAGAGTGGATATTAAATGGTGCAGACCATACAAACTTTTTTGAGAATCGTGTAACCGAATATGAAGTTGCAGGCTTGTCAGGCACTTGGGAAACTGCATATAAATAGTAAGGATACAAAATGGCGATTAAAGAAATAGTATGTGAATCATGCGAGGCTTCATTTACAATAGAATATGAAATGTTAGGACACCAGTATAAAGTAAAGGTATGTCCATTTTGTGGCTCTGAATTAGATGAAGATGGATTGCATGAGATTGAAGTGATAGATAATGACAACCCCTACGAAATTTAAACCAGTTATACTAAAAAATGTATGCTCAAAAACATATCTAGATATGTTTATGCATATGTTACCTAAGTCAGATACATGGCAAAACAAAGAAGAACACAATGTAAATTACAAAAAAATTAATTTACAAAAATTAAATATCGTAACTCATGGTAAATATGATAATGAATTACTGGGTGGAATTGCAACAGGATTACTTGCACAAATCTATGACGCTGGTGGGAAAGAATATCTTACACCAGAAATGCACTTTTGTGCCATAAGTGTAAAAACTAAAAACTATCCACCAAACTTTCATGTAGATGATTGGGGTGAGGGCAGATTAAAAGTATTAGGAATATTAAACTCAGATTGGAATAGTGAAAAAGATGGTGGTGGATTTATATGTGATGGTGTTGCTTATAAATTAAACCCAACAGATTTTTTAATATTTGATTCAAATCAAACTCATGCAAATGACACAATCACTAGTGACAAGGATAGGTATGCAATAGATTATATGTTAACGGCAAAATAATTATGAAGACACAATCAGCAAAAGCAAAAGGTAGAAAATTACAACAGTGGATGAGAACTTTACTCATCGAAAAATTAGAAATACATCCAGAGGACATTGAATCAAGAAGTATGGGCGCTGGTGGTGAAGATTTAATTATGGCAAGAGCTGCTAGAGAAAAGTTTCCACTATCAATCGAATGTAAAAATCAAGAAAAAGTAAATGTATGGGAATCATATAAACAAGCAGAAGAAAATTCTAAAGAGTATGAACCAGTAGTGGTAATTAAAAGAAACAATGCAAAACCATTAGTTGTTGTAGACGCTGAATATTTTGTTTCTTTGTTTGATAAATAATAGACTATGATAGAATATGCATTAATAGCAGTCATGCATTTGTATGGTGATGAACTAGGGCCAGAGATGGTAATAGATTATTATCCTACACAACAAGAGTGTATAGAGGTGGCAGCAAATGCCCAATACATTGTAGATGAAATAGAACTACAATGGTATTATTTTATGGAACAAGAACGCAGTAATGGAAACATGATACCACCTATTAAATCAATAGGCATGTTTTGTAAACCATTAGGAGAAATAAACGGAGATAAGATATGAATGCATTTTTAAAAATATTATTTGAGTTTGGATTACCTATCTTCGCTGCCATAGTGATGGGTTTCTTTATATATTTAATTATAAAATATATTTTAGAATCTGTTGTTGGTCAAGTAAAAGGTATGCATGGTATTATCATGGCACTTGATAACAGAGTTAAGTCGATGAACAACGATATGATAAAATTAGATTTACTTATATCACACTCTTTAAATTTAAAACCAGATGAAGATAGAATCGCAAGAGCAGATGGTAAAAAAGACGCTAGGCGTGATTAATGAAAACTAGTACGATTATAGAAATAATAAATCAATATGGATTTGCAACCATAGCTGCTATCGGTATGGGATGGTTTATATATTTTATATACAAATATGTGACCACACAAATTAAAAAGAAGCTTGGTGAAATGCATACAGTCTTGATTGCCTTGATAGATAGAGTAAGAATGTTGGACAATGACATCATAAGATTAAGAAGTAAGGTCAATACTGTCCTAGAATTGAGAGAAAAAGAGAAAAAAACCCCCTCTAGAAAGAGAAATACATAAGTCAATTCTTATAAATATAGGCATGATAACACTAGAATTTAAAAAGATAGTGTTAGTATCCTTTGTCTTATGCCTTTCCTTGATACATACTAGCACAGCAAGTGAGTTAACTCACAAGTTTGGGAATCCTGCTTTTAGTAAGGAGGGGTATTCTCAGCACGCTTTATCAATCGAACAACTTCAATACACTAGAGAGAATGACAGAATGAAAGATGTAAAATCTGCATTGTCTCAAGCAGAGAGAGATGAAAAGAATAAAACAATTAATAAATTTATTGCTAATGTAGAAAGTCGTATCTACGCTAACTTATCTAAACAATTAGTTGATAATATGTTTGGTGAAAGTTGTACAACTGATTGTGCAACAAGTGGAACGGCAGAAGTAGAGGGCTCAACAATTTATTGGGTGAAAGATACTTCAACAGAAATTATTACATTAACAATAACTGACCCAGCAGGAACAGTATCAACATTATCTGTGCCAGTTGGTGACTTTATATTTTAAAAAATTATGAGTTGGACTTATGCATTAGTATTTTTGGCAGGGATGTGCCTGTCTGGTTGCTCAACAACAATGGGAAACTATGTTGAGTATTCTGAGAAGCCTTATACAGAATCCTCTAGAACAGGAGATTTGTTAAGAGGTATACCAGATTTAGACCAAGAAAAAATAACAATTGCGATTTATGATTTTCCTGATAGAACAGGACAGAGAAAACCTAATGATAGATTTTCTCAATTAAGTACGGCAGTAACACAAGGGCCAGAATCTTATTTGATTGACGCTCTTAAAAAAGTGAGTGGTGGTGATTGGTTTGTTGTCGTAGAAAGAAAAGGTTTACAAAACCTAGTTAGAGAAAGACAACTAGTTAGGTCAACAAGATTAGAATATGATGGTGAACAAAAAGCAAACAATGTGTTAAAACCACTAATATTTGCTGGACTTATTATTGAGGGTGGTATTGTCAGTTACGATACTAATATCGTAAGTGGCGGTGAAGGTGCAAGGGCATTCGGTATTGGGGCTTCCAAACAATATCGAACAGACCAAGTGGCAGTTGCCATGAGGGTAATAGCAGTGCAAACAGGAGAGGTATTGATGACAGTGTCAGCAAACAAAACTATTGCAAGTTATCAGACTGGCGCTGATGTCTTTAGATTCTTTGATTTAAGAACTAAAGCTCTAGAGATAGAAAGTGGTGCAGCTGTAAACGAACCCATAGATTATGCTATTCGTTCTGCCATAGAGTATGCAGTTTTGAAAATGGTTGAAAAGGGCGAAAAATTAGACTATTGGAAGTTTAAAAAATGGAGAGTAGAAGAATGAAAAAAATAATCACAATATTATCAGTGATGTTTATTTCGTTATCAGTTTATGCTAATGACATTTACATAAACCAATCTGGTGCTACATTAGATTTAGATGTAACACAAGATGGTCAAAACAACACAGTGGGTAGTTCTACAACTGCCTCTAGTGTAATTGGTGCCACAACAAACTTGGCGATTACACAAGTTGGTAATAATAATGTCATGACTTTTGATGTTAATGGTGCAACTTACACAGGTACATTCTCTGTAACAGGTGATAGTAACAATATAGACTTTAATTGTGATAGTGCTGGAAACAATAGTTCTTGTGGAACAGCTACAGCGTCTATCGTTTGGGTAGGTTCAACTAACGATATTGATGTAGATATCGGTGAAACAGCGTCAGCTACTAATGCAACAGTATCTATTACTGGTGCAAGTGGTAGTGATAGCAACACAGTGTTGGCTACAATAGATGGTACTTCAGCAATACTAACATTATCAATCAATGGAGATACAAATAATTTCTTAGTTGATATAGATGGTGATGGTGATGTAAATGGTCACACATATATTCATACACATACAGGTTCTATCGCTGATGTTGATATAACTCAAAGTGGTGTTTATGACAACATGATAACATTAACAACATCTGGTGATAATCACGATATAGACATAACACAAACAGACTAATGAAAAAGTTTTTTGTTATGATGTTGCTAGTTAGCACTAATGCCTTTAGTGCAACTATTGGTGATGTTATATTACAAGAAGGCACTGGTGTTATAGAAAGAAAAGATGGAGATGAGTTTTCTAGTAGAATAGACTTAGACATCTTTTCTTATGACACAGTGAAAACAGGTCAAGGCAAAACTGCCATTGAGTTTGTTGATGATACAAGAGTGGATGTAACAGAACACTCTAAATTAATCATTGATGAATTTGTATATGACCCTAATACGAAAACAGGCGCCTTGTCTTTAAAGGCGTCTTTGGGCACAGTAAGATATGCCTCTGGGCAGATTGCAAAAAACTCAAAACAAAATGTAAAAATAAAAACACCAACAGCAACAATTGGTGTTCGTGGAACAGACTTCTCTATGACAATAGATGAGATTGGAAGTTCTACAATTATACTATTACCATCATGTGATACAAGTGGTAATTGTTATGTTGGTGAGATTGATGTAACATCAGACGCTGGACAAGTTATCATGAATCAGGCATTTCAGGCAACAGTCGTGGAAACACCAGACAGTAAACCTATGAAACCTGTAAAATTAGAAATAGATGAAAACTTAATCGGTAATTTATTAATCATATCTAAACCAAGAGAAATAGAAGAACAACAAAATAAAGAAAGACTTGCTATAATCGCTAATGCATTAGATTTAGATTTTCTAGAGTTTGAAGAACTAAATGTAGATTACTTAGAAGATGAAACTGAAAATTGGGCAACAGGATTAGATATAGATTTCCTAGAACAAAATTTTTTGGCAGATATTCTTGAACAAATTAATAGACAACTTGCTCTACAAATGAGAAATGAATTTGATAAAGAAAAAACAAAAACAGATGTCAGATTAGGTAAAGACCCAGAGACAGGCATTATATTATTAGATGAAGACCCAGATTGGCTTTGGAGTAGAGAAGACGCCGCTGGTAATAAAATAGAACTAAGACTAAACAAAGAACATGGTTATGTCCTAAATATAACACAACAGGATTTTGAAATCATAGATTACGAAATAGGGGGACCTGAAAATGAAATTACAATATACCAAGCTCAGTAGTTTATTCATGTTATTAATACTGTTAACTTTATTTGCTTCTCTTTCTTTTGCAAATGATGTGACTGTTACGATTACTACAACAGATGGTGGCACTTTTAATGTTGAGCAAGATGGTGAAGATAATAATATAGATTACGATATAGAAAGTATGGATGAATTTGTTATTAATCTAGACCAGACTGGTAATGATAATAATATTAATATAGATGTTGATGGTAGAACTAGTGTCGGTTCTTCAATGACTATCAATCAGACAGGTAATAATAAAAGTTATACAGGGAATCTTTATTGCGGCCATTCATCTTGTTCATTAACAGTTAATCAATGAAAAAATTTTTAACTCATTGGACATTTTCGTTCATAACTTTAATTGTTTTAACTTTTATTGGTTTACAAGAACCTTATGTTAAAGAAATATTAAAACTAAAGTCATTTGATATTCTCATACAACAAGAAGAAAAACAAGTATCACAAGATATAGGTATTGTCACAATTGATGAAGAGGCGATTGAAAAGTATGGACAATGGCCTTGGTCAAGAGATGTTCTTGCAAAAATTATTTACGATTTAAGGAGAGATGGGGCAGGTGTCATTATGATACCTATACTATTTTCAGAGGAAGATAGATTAGGTGGTGATGATATTCTTGCAAACACACTTATAGACAATGGTGTTGTAATCGCACAAGTAGGCACATCACAAATCAATAAAAACTCTGTACCAAGAGGAGTTGCAAAAATAGGTAATCCTTTACCATATCTTTTTGAATGGGATGGTATGTTAGGCCCAATATCAAAGTTAGGACAAAATGCAAATGGTGTTGGTGTAATTAATACAGCGCCAGAGATAGATGGTGTTGTAAGAAGAATACCATTGATTATGAGAATAGGTGAAGAAACTTATCCTACTATGGCAGTAGAAGTAATTAGAGTTGCATATGGAGCTCCAAGTTATCAAGTTAAGTCTGGTGATGGTGGAGTTCAAGCAATAAGAGTGCCAGGTTTTCCAATTATCAATACAGACCCAAACGCCAGAATATGGTTGAGATGGAATAAAACTTTTGAAACCATATCAGCGTCATCAAATGATTTTTCAAAGTTTGCGAATAGACCTGTAATCATAGGAACAACTGCTGAGGGTTTAGGTGGTATCATAGGAACACCAGTTGGTGAACAATATGATTACATGTTATCTGCCTCTACATTACAAACTATGATAGATGGTAAACAAATTAATCGTTATGATGTAAGTTCATTTTTAGAATTAATTTTATCTTTCATTCTAGGTATTGTAGTTATACTGATTGCAAGATTTACACCTTATTGGTTTGTTGGTTTAAGTGTATTATCACTTTATGGCATAAGTGTTTATGGTTCTTATTATCTGTTTAACACACATTTAATATTATCAGATGTCAGTTGGATAATTATTGTAATTACCATAGTTGGTATGCATAGTATCTTTAATAGATTTATTTTAGAGTTTAAATTAAAACAACAAATAAGAAAACAATTTGAAACATATCTAGACCCAAGACAAGTTGCCGTATTACAGAAAGACCCAAGTAAATTAAAATTAGGTGGTGAAAGAAAAGAGATGAGTTTTCTGTTTATGGATATTGTAGGATTTACGCCGATATCAGAATACTATAAAAACAAAGATGACCCAGAGGGATTAGTTGAAGTTATCAATGACTATTTAAATCGTATGACTAAGATTGTTTTAGACAATGGTGGAACAGTTGATAAGTATATGGGTGATTGTATTATGGCATTTTGGAATGCACCACTTGATTGTGAAAACCATGCCGAGATGGCAGTCAAAACATCTATCGAATGTGCAAAAGAAACAGAGAGACTAAAAGAAGATTTTAAAAAAAGAGGACTGCCTGATATTAACATAGGGTCAGGCGTTAATACAGGCACATGTATAGTTGGAAACATGGGTAGTGATACAAGATTCGATTACTCAGTCATAGGAGACGCCGTTAATCTGGCGGCAAGGTTAGAGGCCGCTACTAGAAATTACAAAGACAAAGATGGTCGTGTGCTATCCACATTGTATTCATCCTACACTATGGAAAAACTCAAAGATATAGAATCAGTTGAGATTGATAAAATCAAGGTCAAAGGAAAAGAAGAACTCATCACAATCTACACGCCTAAATGAGAATCATTCTCATTTGAACCCCTAAAAATAACACTTGACAATACTTGCACAGGCTGGTATAGTATACACAATGAGTAAAAAAAGGTCGAAAATAGTTAAATTAGGGGTTGACAATCCTTGTTTGGGCTGTTATAATGGCCACATACAATGAAAAAGAGAGAAAATATGAGAAAAGTTACCCCTAAATTTAATGAATTGAAAGTAGATATGAACTATAAGACAGGTAGTAAATCAGAGAATAACTGTCGAATAGTGACTGCTGGAAGTGAGTTGGACTTAATGTATCAACAATGTTATGAGGATTACATGAAGTCGAAAGAAAAAAAAGAAAAGGATTTAGAGAGAGAGTGGTTAATACATTACTGCTAAGAATTTAACAACAAAGAGGTCAAAATGAAAGAAAATATACGAAAAGAAATAATGAGCATGGATTTATCAGAGTTGAATAGTCTGATAGAGTATATTCGTGATGTACAAAGAATGAATGCTAAGTCTTCATTGATAGAGGGAGCACAAGTGTATGTGGTTCAAAAGACAAAACGAGAGTTAGGTACGCTTATAAAAATCAAAAGAACAAGATGTACTGTTGACATAGGTGGTCGTAGATATTCTGTACCAATGTCAATGTTGGAGGCGGCGTAATGTTTCTAGCAAAACCAAAATTAAACAACAGGCGTTTTGATAAAGAATTCAAAACGAAAGATGAGGCAGTCACATATTTAGAAAATGAAACTGGACACCAAATGGCTTTTGAAAAGGTTGATGGTGTCAGAATATATGACTGGGAAATAATCGGCAAACTATTGGAGGTATAATATGGGTGCTGTAAAACAACAAATGATGGAAGACGCTGAAAATATTTTGAATGTGCTTGCTCACAAATTAGTGGGTGGTGACATTACAGAAGATGACGCTTTGGAAATCTTATCTAAACAAATGGACAATCTAGAAATTCTAGGTTTTGAAAATGAGTATGACGCTATGCATGCTGTATACGATTTGACAAGTGCAGATGTAGGAGGTAGGATTTGAGAGGTAGTTCAAGTAAACCAAGACAAAAGTTTCAAGTTCACAATTATGAACAGCGAAAACCTTTTAAGAAAAAACCAAAACAAGAAAAAGTAAGTGGTTTAGGAGTTGCAGTTCATGGTGATGATGTCAACAAAGCACTTAGAATATTTAAAAAGAAAATTCTAAAAGCAGGGTTGTTAAATGAAGTGCATGAAAGACAGTTCTTCATTAAGAAAAGTGAAAAGAAAAGGTTGGCAAAAGCTGCTGGTCGACAAAGATGGTTGAGAAAACTAAAAGAGACGGCAGGACAACATCAATATAAAAATAGTTATAGAAAAAAAATAGGAAGGTAAATTATGGATGTAAAATTATTACGCCTTACAACAGGTGAGGATATCGTGGCAGAGTTGTTATATGCTGACCCCTCGATAACAACAATCAAAAAACCATTTGTATTAATACCGATGGCACAAAACCCAGGCTCTAATACTGAGACTAAATTATACTTCTCACCATTTATACCATTCGCAGAGAATGAAGAAATGAGTATTAAAGAAGAAAATATAATTACAGTAAATGACCCTAAGTCAGAGATTAAAGATAATTATTTACAATATGTTGGAGCGATAGTTCCAGTTGAAAAAAAGGTGATAACATGATACAAATATTAAAAGAGACTACACAATGGCCGTATGCAAACCATACATATTTTGTGGAGAACAATTCAAAGTTGGTTGCATATATGAAAGAGGGAACAAAGAAAACAATTTGGTTAAAGAAACCTCTATCATTTAGTAAATCAAGAAGAACATTTAAAGTCTTAGGAGAGAGCGTATCATAATATTATGACAGATAAAAAAGATGACAATATTATAATCGGGCCATGGACTGGTGAACCAGTCGATAATAATGCTGACTGGATTAAGAAAAAGTATGATAAGGCATTAGAAAAAAATAATGTTCAAATAAAAATGCAAGGTAAACTTGACAAAATTGAGATACTAACTGAGGATGTCATGATACAATTGATTCATACTTTACGAGAAAATGGTTACAATCTATCAGATGAGAGATTTCTTTTAGATATAGGATTTTTATCAGAGGTTATAAAAGGCACAATATCAAGACAAGAATCTGTGCCACATGTAATTCAAGGATTGGTTGATAATTTAATGACGCCTGATACAACACAAAATGATGATGGTATGGATGTATACTATTCAAAATTCAACATACCTTTACTACATGAATTAAATGATTTGGCAGTTGAGATAAAAGAGGAAACTCAAACAAAATTAGATGTGGATTTTGAACCAGACACAACATTAGGAAGTGTTTCGGAGTGGGAAAAAAATAAAGATGAAGAAGATAAAGACAAGGATTAAAACGAATTACAATAGTGTAATCGCCGATATGACTATACGAGGCGTTAATTTGGTCAAATTAAATTTAATTTTCGAAAGGAGAAAATAACATGGGTAGAAAAAAACTATCAAAAACACAAAGAGTGCTTAATGCATTTGAAACAGGTAGAGTAATTACTTGGAAACAATTAAGAAGTCAATTTGATTTAACTTCGCCACAAGCGATGGTAGATAAGTTGAGAAGAGCAGGACACATGATTTATATCAATAAGACTGCTGGTGGAACATCTTATCGTTTAGGTACACCATCTAAAGCAATATTAGCTGCTGGTGTGACTGAGGTGTTGTTAAATGATTCAGCAAACAAAACTATTGTTGCCGCTGGAATCAAAGCACTTTATGGAAATGGAGTTTCATTCGCTTCTTAATTTACAATTAAGATTTAGTGGGGTGGTCTTCGGGCCACCCTTTCTAAAGAGAGAGTTATAATATGAATTTAATAAAAGTTATAGAAAAAGGATTACTAGGT